ATCTTTCTGGAGACGTTTTAATATAAACAGTTTTGTGAACAGGAAATTCCTCAGCAAATGTGTCAAACCAACTTAAATAAATTTTATAATTTACTTCTTCAATCTTTTTAGAGTCATATAACATTTTTGCAAATACCATTTTGTCTGTATATAAACTTCTCTCTGATATTATAATATAAGGTTTTTCATCAAAATTTTTCAAATACTCACCTAAAATCTTTTTCTTTGTGTCTCTTAAAACTTTTAACCTTGAAACGTATGCCATCATTTGAAATGAAAATGAGTATTTCTCTTGGTCTTCATAAAACTTTTCTAACATTGTTACGCCATTTTCATCTTGAATTTTTTCCCAATCATCAACAGGTTCTTTCAAAAATAATACATGACTATTACCATCGTAGTGCTCTTTTAATTTAGCTAAGAGAGTTGATTTTCCTGAGCCAATGTTTCCATCAATTGACACAATTGTAGAATTAATTTCGTTGAAATTCATTTTTACTATATTATACTCTTAAATTTATATATTTTTTTTATTCAATTTTATTAATAAAAAAAATTGAATAAAAAAATAAACTTAAAGCTATCAATATAACATTAAATACTTACCCCAACAATGGATTTAAAACAAAGAAAACTAAATCGTTCTGAATGGAACTCTATTGAGGTCGCTGTGTCTAAAACAGAAATTGACGTGTTACGTCTTATTATTGCTGGCTTTAGCGATGTCAATATTAGAATTAACAATAACAATTCCATCTTTACGTTTTTAAAGATGGAATACAATGAAAAAATGGAAGACCAATTGTATAATAAATATTTGTGTGAAAGAGTTAAAAAAATTGAATCCGAGCTTAAAAAATTAAATCTTGAGTATAAGGCTATGAAAATTGACAACAAAGATAAAATTAATTCAGCGGATAAAATACGGCTAGAAAGATATGATGAAAAAACGCTTAAAAAAAATGATATATATGAATTATTGCTTTTAAATCATATTGAGAAAGTCTTATATTATTTTCCAAAAACTGAATGCGTAAAGTTATTTAGTTTTCATTACTATACTCTTTACAAATTAATTAGAAATAATATTGCCAGATTAAATCGTCACATTATCGAAATTACGAATAGAGTATTAAAAATGTTCGAAGTAAATATTAATATTTCTGTTGTTATTGAAAATGCAGTTGAGTTTATTGAGAAAAATGATAGTCTTTTAAAATACAACGACCTTTGTCTTTACGAACATCAAAAGGAAATATTTACTGCTTTTAAAAATGAAACGCCCAAACTTGTATTATATATGGCACCAACTGGAACTGGAAAAACGCTTACACCAATTGCTTTATCTGAAAAGAAAAGAGTGATATTTGTTTGTGCTGCAAGACACGTTGGGTTAGCTTTGGCGAAAGCGGCTATTTCAGTTAATAAAAAAATAGCCTTTGCGTTTGGCTGTGCAAGTGCTGATGATATTAGATTGCATTATTTCGCAGCCAAGGTTTTTACAAGAAATAAACGCACTGGTGGGATTGGAAAAGTTGATAATAGTGTTGGCGACAATGTTGAAATAATAATTTGCGATATTAAATCATATTTGCCTGCAATGTATTATATGCTCGCCTTTAATAAAGCGACTGATATGATAATGTATTGGGATGAACCTACTATTACAATGGATTATGGAGAACACGAATTTCATACCACAATTAGAAAAAATTGGAAGAAAAATTTGATACCTAACATTGTATTATCGTCTGCGACTTTACCCAAGTTGATTGAATTAACTGAAACCATACCCGACTTCTTAAATAAATTTCCTGGAGCAGAAATTTGCAACATTGTAAGTCACGATTGTAAAAAATCTATTCCTATTATTAATAAAGATGGCTATGTAGTACTGCCTCATTATTTAAACGAAAATTACGACGAAATGGTTGTGACAGCTGAACATTGTCAAAACTACTTAACTTTACTTAGGTATTTTGATTTAAAAGAAGTGGTTGACTTCATTTCATACGTACTTAATAATAATTTATCTAATAAAAAAATGAAGCTAGAGAGACATTTCGAAACGTTAAATGATGTAAATATGAAAAATATTAAAATTTATTATGTTAAGCTTTTACAAAATATTGTTAGAGAAAATTGGAGCGTAATGTATTCACACTTTAAAAATAACAGGGCTCCAAGAATTATTGAAAATGATAAAATTGACCCAAAAGGAAATAAAATTACGAAGATGCAAAGTCTTGGAACTAGTTTATCTAAAAGCGAAAAAATGACTGGAATGGTTAAAGGAACTTCTGGTGCTTATGTTACAACTAAGGACGCATATACTTTAACAGATGGTCCAACTATATTTATATCAAATGAAATTGAAAAAATAGCTAAATTTTGCATTCAACAAGCTAATATTCCGGCTATTGTTATGGATGAAATAATGAAGAAAATTGACTATAACAATGTAATTAATGAGCGGTTGCATTTATTAGAATCTGAAGTAGAAATTATTAAGGAACAGGCTGATAAAAAAGCCAAGAATGAAGTGTCAGGATTTCACGCTGGAATAAAAGTAAATAGTAGAAATAAATCGTCAAAGGATTCTAAAAAAATGAATAGAGAGACTGATGAAGAAAAAGCAAGTAAAGGTGAAGTTAGCAAACTTACAAATGAAATCAATTCGCTTAGGGCAATGATTAAATCGGCGACGTTAAATGACACATTTATTCCTAATAAAAAAATGCACTTAGACAAATGGGCTGAAGAACTAGAAAAAGGAGCTTTTACTAGTAACATTGATGAAAATGTTGTTAGCGATATAATGGCTCTTAATGGCGTAGACAATTCTTGGAAAGTGCTTCTTATGATGGGAATTGGTGTGTTTATTAATCACGAAAACATTACTTATACAGAAATTATGAAGCGACTCGCAGACGAACAGAAGTTGTATATGATTATAGCTTCAAGTGATTATATTTATGGCACTAACTATCAATTTTGCCACGGTTACTTAAGTAAAGATTTAGATTTAACGCAAGAAAAAATTGTTCAGGCTATGGGTAGAATTGGTAGAAACAATATTCAACAAACTTATACAATCCGCTTTAGAGATGACCAACAAATTCTTAAGTTGTTTACATCTGAGACCGATAAACCAGAAATTATAAATATGAATATATTATTTAATACTCGTAAGCTAATTTGGCAGGATAACCAATATATTGAAGTTCAAGATGATGAAGAGCCTTTGGATTATGGTTCAAATGAAGAAGAAGAGGAAGACGACGAAGAAGAGAAAGACGAAGATAATTAAATATAAATTTATAAACTTTATATAAAATATAAAAAATAAAAAATTTTTTATTTTTTTTGTAAATAAAATATAATTTTTTACATAGTTTTGCACATATTTATCATTACGTAATGTATTTAAAGGCGTTTCAAAAGGTACAATAATTAATATCAATATCAATATCATTTATAACAATTAAATATTTATCTGAATCTCACATAAAAAGCCAAGTTAGTATAAACACCATTAAATTTCTCTCTTACAGTTACATCAAATTCGCCAACAAATGCAGGTGCATCTTCAGAAGCTCTTATTCCAGGTATATTTTGTCCAGCTTCCACAATTTCTATTTCTTGATTTGGGTCAATTTGAAACGTTTCATAAGCTTTGTTTTTTGCGAATTCAATCAAATTTTTAGTGCAAATATTTGTTGGCACCTCAAATATAGCATTTTCACAAGTATAAGCGACTTTAAAATAAATCAATGCTATTCCATTATTGTTATTCGGTGTTGTCATCTTTCGGTATATTAGTATGAATTTAATTACTTAAGATATTTTATTTCAATTTTTTTGTTTTTTAAATTTATATTTTTATACCAATAAACAAGCAAAATTTTTCTATGCTTTGCTCTACTATTTTAAACCCATTCTCTTCCAACAATGTCTTCATTTTGCTTCCTTCTTTTTCCGCAATAATATTACCGTATTCGTCTTGTGGCGACCATCTTTTCGTTGGCTCTATAATATATAATTTTCCGCCACTTTCTAGAATACGGTTTGATTCTTGAATGTATTCTCTACAATTAGAACCCCACATTGCTAAGGATAAAATACTTATTTCAACAAAGTCGTCTTCTAGTGGAGTATTTGAAATATCACATGATATAATTGTATCATTTGATGAAATATGGTCGTAATTAATAAATTTAAATCTGTTATCATTTTGGAAATAATTGGCTATTTGTGCTTTGCCGCAACCCATATCTACTACTTGTTTTGTGCGTTTGGTTTTAATTTTATTTAGTTCTTGAATAACACGGTTACGCGGAATGTCTTCTTCTGGAAATGATTTTTCATTTTCTTCTGCTATTTGGTGGTATTTATGCCATATATCTGGATTATTATTGAACTCTTGATGAAGATTTTTTGAATTCATCGTTTTATAGCGTTGATGTAAGACAGATATTTCTGATTTCACTCTTTCTCTCTTTTGTTCTTGTGATTCTTCTTTTTTTGTCGATGGTTTTTTAAGTTTCATAGATTTTTTAGAAGTTGGTATTATTATGAATTCTTCTTTTTCTTCTATTATTGACGATGATGTGATAGATTGAGTGGCTGAATTGTCATCTATTGAACGCCATCCTTTTAAATTCAAATCTAAATAATCACGAACTTCATCAGAACAATTAGAGCTGCCTTTTCCTTTCAATGCTCGTTTCCAATTACTGAGTTTTTTCGCATCTTTATGTTCTTGTTCTAATTCTGGAGTATTTCGGTTTTTTTTATTATGTATATTTCTTGGTATTAAATTTAAATTATTTTCAACTCTTTTATTTGCTCTTTCTACAATTGCTTTTGCATCTTCCATTGCTTTTTTATCTAAATCTTGTCTCCAGTCTTTTAAATTTAAATCTAAATAATCACGAACTTCATCAGAACAATTAGAGCTGCCTTTTCCTTTCAATGCTTGTTTCCAATTATAGAGTTTTCCCGCATCTTTATATTCTTGTTCTAATTCTGGAGTATTTCGGTTTTTTTTATTTTGTATGCCTCTTGGTATTAAATTCAATTCACTTTCAACTCTTTTATTTGCTCTTTCAACAATTGCTTTTGCATCTTCCATTGCTTTTTTATCAAAATTTTGTTCTTTTCTCCAATCTTTTAAATTTAAATCTAAATAATCACAAACTTCATCAGAACAAATACTTGTACTTTTACCTTTCAATGCTTGTTTCCAAACACTGAGTTTTTGCGCATCTTTATGTTCTTGTTCTAATTCTGGAGTATTTCGGTTTTTTTTATTTTGTATATTTCTTGGTAATAAATTCAATTTATTTTCAACTCTTTTATTTGCTCTTTCAACAATTGCTATCGCAACTTCCATAGGGTCATATTTAATGACTTCGCAATCTATAACACAGCTACATATATCTTTCGTTATATCAAAATCTCTACTTATATTCCATAACACCTTTATATCTGAATTTGTGTGGACTTTAAAATTCATTCTATTTTCTCTCTTTAAACCATTTAATAAGGTTGTACTTCTTTTACTTCCTTGTTTATCTTTCTTTACAATCGGTTGATAAATTGTTTCTTGGTCTTGGTCTTCTTCTAACTCGTCGTTATATTTATATAACCGAACTATCTGTTCGCATTCTGGATTATATCGTTCAACTGGATTTTCCAAAGAATTCGTATGAATTTCTATACATACATCATTTTGGTCAGCTATATTCATTATCATTTCTTCATCTGTATCACAATCTTCATATTCTTCATAATCAATTTCTGTATCCAATAAATGTTCCAATGTTTCAATCAGTGTTCCTTCTCCTACCGTATCGTCAACCATGTATCCTTGTTTTTCTAAATTACTTTTTATTTCTTGTGGCGAATATGTATCTGGATAGTGTAAGCAAATATCATATATATCTGGATCTTCTTGTTTTAACGCACTTAACACATTTAAAATACCATTAAAATTACCACCTTCGCTCATATCTTGCCTAATAACTTCATCGCATTTTTCTCTGTCTCCATTACATTCCAAATATTTTGTTTTATCAACCCAACAAGGAATTAAAATAGTAGAATTTGGCTTGGATTGGCCAAATTGTTTTCGCACTATTCTACCTATATTCTGAATAATTTTTACATAAGACGATTTTGGGTCTACAAATACACACATATTAGCATTTTTGGTATCAATCCCTTCGCCAATTGTTTCACATGATGAAATGACGATTATTTCATTATCTGGTGTTTTGTCAAATGTATCCAAAATTATTCTACGTTCTTTTAAATTTATTGAAGAGCTTAATCCTATCATCGTAATTTTTGTGTACATTTTATTTTCTGGAAATTCGGTTTCTTTCACATATTTAAATGCTTGAATTAATTCTTTTTCATTTACAAAATTATTAACTGATGTATCTCTCTCTGTATTAACATCCGAATGAAATGTTAGAATTCTATTATTTCCGCTTACTAGAGCCGCACGTGCAATACTTTCATAAACAGATTTATTCGTATTATCCGTATACATATCAAGACGTATTTCAAATGGGTTTAAATAATCTTCGCTTGTTCCTCTTAAATAAGAATAATCATATACTAATTTACCACACATACAAGTATCTAAATTATTGCGGTCATACATAACAATTCCATTCGCATTTTTAGGTGTTGCAGTGAAGAATATTTGTTTTTCGCATACATTAGAATCGTTTTCAAAAATGAGTTTTTGATATGTTTCTCCAACAGCATGATGAGCTTCATCAAATATACAAACGTCGATTTTTATTGTTCCTAAGTTATCCAAGAGTGTTTTAAAGCTTTGATAAGTGATACAAATGATTTTATTTTGCTTTTTAGAGAGAAATTTTTTAATTTGTGTGGCGTCTGTAGTTGATTCTGTTTCAGAAGAAATTTTTAAAATATTTTTAACTGGCGTATCGTTTAAATAATCTGTATTAAATTGGTCTATTAATGAGAGGGATGGAAACACATAGACAACTAATTTTTTATTTTTAATTATTCGGCATTTTCGCATTAAAAGTGATTTACCAGTGCCGCAAAACATTTTAACAATGCATTTGTTATTTGCTTGCAATTCTTCATAAATAGCCTTATCAGCTTCTTCTTGGTAATAACGGTAAGATTTATTCATATCAAATATAATATAATAGTTTGATTTATATTTAATATTAATTAAAATATTCAATTTTTTAAATTAAGTTATTCTTTTAATAATACAACTTGCTATCTAATTCTTTATAATAAAATCTTCAAAATTTGGATTTTATACTTTATCTGATGAAATGATTTAACAATTCAGAGAAGACGGCGAACAATATTGTATGTCTTGTGAAGATAAATAGTATTTCTAATTGGGCGTTTGAAATGAGAAAAGGTGTAATAAAAAATGTAAGAATTAATTAAATTTTATTATATTCGTAAACTTTCTCTCTTAAAATAGTATAATATTCATATCTTTCTTTTGATAATTCGGCTTCATATACCTTACAATTACCTGTTGCAATTGTTTCTGTTTTTTTCTTATCTATTGCAGATTCAGAATTATTTTGAATAATTGTATTATAAATACGTATTGTTTTCCATCCTTCTAACACTTTTTCAAAAATAAAAATAACCTCTTCACCTTTAATGGATCGTTTTTCACATCTTTTTTTCTCTCTACGCTCTTTTTTAAACTTTATAAAATCTTCTTTATATTTAGTATCCATTTATTAAATAACAATTATATATTTTAAATTATATTTTTTGAAAAATCATTAATAATTTTTAAATAATATTTATATTTTTCTTTCGGTAACTCTGATTCATAAATAATTGTCTTACCAGTTGTTAAATTTCTTTTAATGTTTTTAACAATGTCAATTGTAAGACTATTTGGAATATTATTTGTTTTTCTTCTATCAATCAAATAATCTAAAATACGCATCGGTTTCCATTTTTCATTTAATCTTTCAATAACAATTATTATTTCATCTGTTAATATTTTTCTTTTTGACAAATTTATTTCTTCGTGTGTTAAAGGTTGTTTTACCATTTTTATTTCATTTCTGCAAATAATTTCCCCATTTTTTATTCTAGATACTGTATGTTTTGGTAAATTAAGTATGTCTTGTATTATTACAAGCGTGTGTCCTTCTTTAATTAAATCTCTAACATTTATAATTGTTTCATCACTAACGCCTCCTTTTGCGTCTCTAATAGAGTTAGACATTTTTTTCTTAGTTTCTTCAGTGAATGACTTACCAAAATTATGATTCCCTTCACCCATCATTTTTACAGATTTTTCTCTATAAACTTGTTTTAAATGTATTTCTTTAAAAAGTTGTTCCTTTAAACTTATAATTTTATTCATTTCTAAATACCCTTCCTTACCATTATCATTTTGATTTAAATTAGTAAATACTTCTATTTCGTGTTTTTCTCTATTACAAATAGCATACATTTGGTCTTTTACATAATTGTCATTTGTTGTTAAAAATGATTCAAATGCTAAAGCTTGATTATATTTAACGATTAAATGCTCTTTAACCAATTGAATAAATTTTAAACAATCTGTTTTTTTGTGTATTTCATATCTGTATTTATATACTTTGCCAAATCCCAAAAATTTTGCGATTTCAGTCAAAATTAAAGGATGATTTTTTTGTGAAATATTTAAATTTATATTTTTTAAATTTTTATTAATAAATATACATCCTTCTGCATCAAATAAACCAGAAATATACTCAATATTTAATCGCGAAAATAATATATTATCTATATTGCAATTTTTATTTAAACCCTTACATTTTAAATATAAATCTTCTTTTTCATATATATTTTGTAAATTTGCAATTTTATTAAAATCATATAAGCATTGATATTGTTTTTCTTTAATAATAAATGAATTTCTTAAATAATTTAACAATATTTGATACTCATTACTGCGAATTAATAAGTTGTATTGGTTTCTAATATTATATTTATAATATTCTTCTTTATTCATTACATTTATTGATTTATTATTTCTATTTTCGCTTGATGTTATGCTACCTCCAAAGTGATAACGAATAATTTGCAATATATTTGTTCTACATTGTGTTATTGCAAACCCAGATTGATATCCGTCTGCAATTTTTCTAATAAAAATACATCCGTCGCCATCAATTAATCCTGCTATGTATGATGGATGTGGAGAGTTGGGTATAAATCTTTGTAATAGTCTTTTATTATCTTCGGTTATCATTGTTGTATATTGTATCATAAACCTTAATATTTAAGTTGTTTTTATAATTGTTTTCAATTTTAATAATATAATTAAAAAATTATAGTATTAAATTCTGTAAAAATATAAAATGGTATGACACGATATATGGTGTTTAATTACTGTACGCGAGCCCGCCCCGTAAAACGTACAGTTTTACTAATTTTCATTAGCAAATTGGACTATCCCTTAAGTTATCATAGAAAGTTGCTAGCTTTCTCAAACCCATTCCATTATAGTCTCTGAACCTTCTCCATATGCTTGCGATATCGCACTTAGGAGTTTGGCTGCAGATTATCCAATCCTTTTCGTTATTACTATGCCCGAGGTCATTACCCTGGGTATTCAATATGCTTTCACATAATGAAGTAGTAGAAAAGGCTATCAGGATATTCCCGCAATTTAGAAATGTTGCCTTCGCTTGACTATATAGTCAAACAAAGACTAGCTGGTTATATAATACATTCACGCAATTTTGAATGTATATTTGCTTTACACAGTTTATCCATATTAGGAAGCAAATATCTAATATGGCTGCCAACTGTTTGGAACAGACAGGTCGTATTCCACTCATAATTCTTAGCACGTTATAGTTTGTGGCATAAACACGCACTTTTGCAGTTTTTGTTCCTTCAACTGTAGCATTTGAGAGCACAAGTTGGAGTGTCGCGTTATCAATGCGCGAGAAATTGCACGTGCCTGATGGTTGATGTTCTTCAGGTCTCAATGCAAAGCTGTACACATTGATACCTTCATCAGGGTTTCTGGTGTGGGCTTGGTAAGGTTGGACCCAAGAGAAGTAGGAACCTTCACGCTCTGAGAAGCGGTCCTGTCCGTTAAGTTGAAGCTTAGCGGTGACAACGGGGTTTTGACCCCAGCAATGCATATCCAAAGAGGTTTCAGAGAGGACAAATGTTCCGGCATCAGAGACACCAGAGTTATCCATATGAGAAGCTGCATTGGGGTTGGAAAGACCAGCAATGACAGAGGCGGGAAGACCAGAAGTATTCAAAGGAACTTGAGGACCGCCAAGATTGGTCTCATTGTAAGGGTTGGAAGGACCGTGCCAATATCCAGTCCAGTTTTGGGGGAAATAAGAATCGACGGCACCAGCGTCTTGGAAAAGACCTTGAGCATCAATGTAAGCACGGGAATCAGCAGCAACTGAAGCAGGTCCCCCAAAAGCGTGAACAGCGTTAGGAAGAGCATCAATAGCATCAGTGTAGTTAAAAGGTTGGGCACCAAGAACCTTGAAAAGGAGAGCATCGCAAGTCAAAGAAGAGCAGTAGTCAACGTTTTGATCTGATTGAACGACCCAAATAAGCTCCTTAACGGGGTGGTTAAAGTTAAGCTTAATCTTGTTACTGGAAGAACCGACAGACTCATCACCAGTGAATTGGAGTTGAGTAATCAAGTACTCATGGGGGTTTTGCGCCATTCTGCGACGTTCATCAGTGTCCAAAAACACGTAATCAACGTACAAGGAAGCAGCAACCAAAGATTGATTGTATGCAATGGTGGCAGGAACCGGGCGACCAACTGAGTATTGACCACTAGCTCCAGAGTAAGGGTTGGAGTTGCAGTTCAAAGTGGTAACAGCCCACAAGCACTCATCGATAGGACGAATATCAAGATTAATTTTGACTTCGTGGTATTGAAGAGCAATCAAGGGAAGGGCAAGACCAGGGTTGGTGCAAAACCAAAATTGAAGAGGAATGTACAAAGTGGTTTCAGGAAGAGCGTTACGAGGAGCGCAAACTTGACGAGGAGCCAAGGAGTCACAAGGGGATTCTACATCAGAGAAAGAAGGGTCAGTGATAAAAGTAAGTTGAGTGGTGTTACCAACCATTTTCCAGTATCCAGGTTGTTGCTCAGTAGTCATAGTGAGCTGGTTCCAGATGTGCATCCAGTCACCATATTGACGGTCAATTCTTTGACCACCAATTTCGACCTCAACTTGAGCAATAAGTTGCTCACCTGGGTAGTCTAACCAACGGGCATAAACGCCAGTGTTTTGGCCAGTAGTGTAGTTGCCGAGACCCATAAGTTGGTTAATCTCGGGAAGAGTCACTTGAAGATAAGTGCGGTAAGCTAAGTCACCATTTCTACTGATGACACATTGGACACGACGACCGAAATCGGCTTGACCGTTGAAAGTTTGTTCAATTGATTCAATGGCAAAGTTAGTGTATCTGCGATAGGTAACTTTCCAGAAAGTAATTTGAGGATTACCCGTAAGGTAAACATCTTGGGCGCCATAAGCGACGAGTTGCATTAATCCACCTCCCATATTTTATAATATGGCTAAAGAAAAAAAAATTTTGAAAATTAAATTAATTAAAATTAATTGATTTAATTAAATATACAAACAAAATAATAACTATGTTAAGAAACTATTTTATTTAAGTCTAAATTCGTCTTCATAAATTTAAGCAAATATGTGTCTTCTAGCACTTCTTTTTTTCCTTCGTGTTTTTTTGAAAAAACATAGGAATTATTTTGTTTTTTAACAGACCAACCCTGTTCTATAGAATTATAAAGAAGTAACATTTTTTGAAATTTAATTGCGTCAATTTTTAAATTAGAGTTTTCTAAATCTTTTAAAGAATCTAAATTTATTTTGATGTCCATTAAATAAAAAAAAGAAAACTAAATAAATATTTTAACTATCATTTTTTACTAATTTAATTTGCGTCTAAAATAATAAGAATAATGTTTTTCTTCTTCATTTAAGGATTTTAGATTAGTTTTGATTATATCTCCTTCTGAATTAGAATAATATACATTAACAATTTTATAGCCTATCTTAGGTGGAAATTTTTGCATTGTTTCTATACAATTAAAACAAGGTTTGCTAGATTGAATTTTATTTTTAGATGATAACCTTACTACTAATAAATTTATTGATTCAAGATTTTTTTTTCTTCTAATAGGAATTAACTTAGTCAACGCATCGTACTCTGCGTGTATTCCTGGTTTTTTACCATTACTATCATCCATTTGATTTACACCAAAACTTAAAATTCTAGCCTTTTTCAAATCTCCATTTCCCTTGTAAAAGACACGCCACGTGATTATAATTTCCGCACAAACAAGATGGTATTTTATTGGATGCACCATTTTCATACAAGCTTATATCTGAATCGTGTGGCAAACAGAAACGCTTAATAAACATAGCGTCTAGCAAATTATTCATTTATAATATTATTAAATAGTATTATAAATATTTCTTTAAACCTTTTCACATTTTAAATGCCGAATTATATTTTCGTTTATTTGAAGTAAATATAATTCGGCGTTTGAAATGTTAAAAAGTGTAAATGAAACTTTTAAGGATGCGTTGAATATCAATGATTTTGTTAGTTCAATTCAATTCAAACTTTAGGATTTAAAAACAACTGGAAGGATTGGTTATGTTGAAGGAATAACAAAAATTATTTTGAATAATTTTAAAGACTTGACACAGGATAAAAGACCAATTCATTGTTTTGATTTGAAACGTGAAGTTTAATATATTAAAGATAATGGCTAATTTTATGAGATATTATAATAATATATATATATAAATGGCTTATATTGGAAAACAACCGTATGATTTAAGATTAACACAAATGGAGCATCAATCACAATATCATGATCTTGATATATGTGGTTCAAGTTTTCATGGTTTAGCTACAACGGTAGAAAACCAATTAAAAAACGGAGATTTTCATAAGGCGCAAGACCAAGTTAATAGATGTATAAAGGCTAGACAAAATGAAATGATAAAAAGAAAAAATCCGGATCCAGCGCATAATATTGCGATTCAAACACTGAGATCATTTTTACATAAAATAAATAATTTAATGTCACAATTAAAAGATCAATGGGGTAATTTACCTAATACATTAGTTAGATATAATGATAGAACTGGTTTTAAAATAACAATAAATGATAAAGTTTTTGGAGGCAAAAAAAGAATTCATAAAACAAAAAGCAAAAAAAATAACTCTATGGGTAAAAGAAAAACAATAAAAAGAAAACATAAAAATTAAATATAATTAATTCAATACAATTAAGTAAAACAGTTTTTGAATTATAATATAAAACAGTTTTTGATGAATCATTTGTTAGTAAATTTTTTTTTTATTTTGCATTTACATACTAAAACAATAAGTATTTAAATTTTCAATTTTTTTAATATTATTGTAATATTAAAAAAAACATTACAAAACCTTACAAGCTTCTGAAGTATTATCTAGCACTTAATACCATTTTATAATATTTTTCCGATAAAGGCGTAATCTTTTAGTTTTATTCTAATTTGATTTATAAAACTCATTGAGTTGTCTGTAACGTATTGACACGATAACATAATACGTTTTTGATTTTTACATAATTTTGAAGCTCTGTGATATACGTAGTTACCCTCAAAACATATTGCATTATTTGTTAAATCTTTATCAATAACATTATTGTTTTTATCTTTAAATTGAAATTTTGTGCAAGTTAAAACGTGTGTTATTGGGACAAGGACTGTAAAAAATCTACCATTATAATAATTAAAATCATAATGCCAGTTAATCCAATCGCCTTCTTTTTCATAAATTATAATTGCACAAGATGTTGGAAATTCCAAAGCTGTAGGATATAATTTTAATCCAGTTAATTTTGAAACTTTTTTACATAAGTCATTTTTATAAAAAGAAATTAAGTTAGGAGAGAAGTCAACTATATTTTGCGTAGGAATAGTTGTCCCTTTTCTATTCGGCAACGCACAATTAAATATATTTTCAGGATAAGTTGTTATTGAAACTCGTTTTTGAATAGATTTATTTGATACCATTTTGTCTATATCATTTTTTATATTTTCATTTAATTCTATAACAAATTCTTTAAAAAAACAAAAATTATTATCGCAAATGTATTTTTTATTTACTTGACAAGAACCACTATTATAAGCATATACAATTATTAATATTAATACTATCAATATAAATAATGATAATGCTTTTAAATAATTTAGTATTTTCATTATATAGTAATAAAATATATTATTTCATTTTATTATTAATTAAATAATTCATAATAAATTATATAAAATGCCTACTTTCAAACCTAAGCCTAGTAAAAAATTTAAATTTAATAAAAAATCGTCTATAACTTTAGACACAAAACATAAGGAATTTTTAAATGAATTTTCCAAAGATGAAAATAGTATAATACCAGAATTAAAATTAGAAAGAAAACAGTTAAAAGATAATTTAAAAAATAATTGCGACAAGCTAAGCATTGAACAAAAATTAGATATTGAAGACCAAGTAAATAATATTACAGAAAAAATAAAGGAAACTAGAGGAAAAAAGAAGGAGTATTTTTTAGATAACTCGCAATTTATATTTGATTATTTTGAAAATAAAAAAAATATCTCTACTGGAAACTTATCTCAAACAATAACTGGAAAAACAAAAGCATTAAATAATTTTTTTAAAATAAAACAAGATGATAATGAAGCAATTAAAAATCAGAATAAAAACAACAATATAGTTCAAAAATATCTAAGTAATATTGATGACACTTTTTTAGATATTAATTCATTTGTTTATCCGACAGACGTGTGTCAATTTTGTCATAAAGGAGAGTTAATTCCTCTTGAAGATGAAGGTATATTAGTTTGTAATAACTGTTCTAGAAGCATTTCATATCTTATTGAAAATGAAAAACCATCTTATAAGGAACCGCCAAAAGAAGTTTGTTTCTATGCATATAAGCGTATTAATCATTTTAAAGAAATATTAGCACAATTTCAAGGAAAAGAAACAACTCAAATTCCTCCAGATATTATTGAAAATATTAAGTTACAAATTAAAAAAGAGAGAATAGAGTTAGCTCAAATAACTAATGGAAAAACAAAAGAAATACTAAAAAAGTTAGGCTATAATAAATACTATGAGCATATACCATTTATTAAAGATAAGTTGGGAATTAAACCGCCAATTATGTCTCAAGAATTAGAAGAAACTCTTTGTAACCTTTTTATCGAGCTACAGTCTCCATATTCTAAATATTGTCCTGACGACAGAGTTAATTTTTTAAATTATTATTATACGGCTTATAAATTATGCGAACTGCTAGGAGAAGAAAAATATTTAGATTTCTTTCCAATGCTAAAAGACAAGGAAAAAAGAATAGAACAAGATACAATTTGGAAGAAGATATGTGAAGAGTTGGATTGGGAATTTATTCATACTATTTAAATTTTCTCATCATTATTCGTAAACTCACCGAATAATTCATTTGCTTTTTGCATTCTTGCTTCTGTTGCTTCTTCTATAGTATTAAACGAACCTATATGAATTAATTTACCTGATACACGAATTCTTGCCATCCATTTTTTATACTGTTTATCAAATATAACCCCTTTCACGCCAGTTGTATTATTTTTATACATTACAATATTTCTTCTATTTTCTTGATGAGTCGCCCATCTTAAATTAGTATATAAATTATTAAGTTTATTATTGTCTATATGGTCAACGTATGGTTTATTTTCTGAATTTTCAACAAAATATTCTGCTACCAATCTATGTATTTTGGTATTTTTTTGTTTACCATCTTTACACAAACTAATATAATAATATTTATCAGTTTTTCCCTCTGTAGGCTTCAAAATTCTTCCCGTGTTTTTATTTTTAACATTTCCAAAGTTACTTATTTGATAAGCATCTTCGTAATCAATAATATCTTTATATTCTTCTACTATCTCGCCCATTTAAATATAAATACCATTAATGGTTTATATTTAAATCAATTTTAATTATTGTTTGTTGGTCTGTAAGGAAATAATTTGGTTAAGTTTGTATTATAAATTGAATAATTTGGGTCATTACAGTTTGCACCATATCCTGTACCATACATAGCTCCTCCTCTTAATCTTCTATGACTCTTTTTATGTTCTGATTTTAAGTTGCGTTTTTTTGTATGACGTCTCATTCTTCTTCCAGCGTTCATAGACGCATTAGTGGTATTCATTGAGGTATTTATAGAATTATTTATAGAATTATTCATAGATTCATCTGCTAAAGAAGTTTTACCACTTAAATCAATACTTTGATTCATATCAAGATTATGATTATCATTTACGTCTTGTGGTATTGCGTCTTGTGGTATTGCGTCTTCGTCTCCGTGTCCTTCTGGAACTTGTAAATCACTTAAGTTTAATAATGGTCCTTGTTCGCTATTTTGAGAGTTATCATTGTTTTCCGCTGGCGGAGCTGGAGCGGGTTGTTCTTGATTTGTATTTCCTTGTAATCCTATATTATTTAAAGCTGGTAAATTATTATGTAAATTTTTCGCAATATCAAAAATAATTCGATGAGCGTTAAAATTATTATTAAAATACTCTATTGCTTGATTAATAGTATCTATTGAAACATTTAAAGCACTTAACTCATCTATTTGGTCTTGTTGAAAACCATTGTCAAGTAAATGTTGCATTACATCTGGCGCAAACCCACCCCTCATATTTTTTTTACTTTTTACTCTTTTGTTTTTATGTTTAATATTTTTGTTAGACCTTGACATATATATATAATTATTTATTATTTTTTAATAATTTTTAGTTGATTTTTTATATTTAATATTTTAAGCTTCAAATTAGTAATTTTATTTATAAATATATCTTTATCATCTTCATCTGCGTATTTTTTATCTTCAATTATTTCTTCCATTGCACAAAATATATCTTCAGTACATTTTATATTTATTTATTTTAAATATTTTTGATGATTTAAGTAACATAATATTTCTACTATTAAATAAACCTCTTTAGGAATTTTTATATTTAAATAATTATTATAAAATTATTTAAATTAAATAGTATTAAGCTTAAAATCCACCTGGGAACTTAACCAAGTTAGCACCAATACCAAAGCCAGCACCAGAACGAGCTGTTACTCCCATAGAAGGAATGTAGGTATCAAGAATGCTAAAGGTTGCAGCAGCAGTTAAAGCAATTAAAATAATTTCCTCAATGTTCAAAGAACGTTTAGGAATAGCAAAGGCAGCAATAGCCACCATTAAACCTTCAACAAGATACTTAATAATTCTCTTGACAAGTTCGCCAACGTTAATTAATCCGCTCATTATATTAAATAAAAAGAAAAAAATATATATATTGCGATAAAAAACTTAAAATTAAATAATTAATTAAACTAAAAATGAATAGTTCTAAAGATAAGAATTCCAAAAAAAGTGGATTTGAGAGAAAAGAAATAAATGGGAAAACAAATCCTAAATATGTTGACCTATTAGAAGAAGATAAACCTATAGCTGGTCAAAAATTTGTTTGTGTTTCGTTTGTTTCTCCTGAAAAAATAATAAAACAAAAAGAAGTTTTTAATTTTGAAGAATTCCTAAAGAAATGGGATTTTAATAAATCTATGGAAAAGTTTGTTCAGTTTCTTAATTTTATTTCATACAAATATAACGTATCATTTGAAGATGTCTCAAATGATTTTAAGGAATTTGTTAAAGAGGAAAGGGAAACACTTTCTAAAAGTAGTATGACTGATGATTATAAAACATTTTTAGACAATAATGAAACTGAACTTGATAAATCGTTTAATCGTCTTCATAATTTCCAAACTAGTACTAGAGGATTAAAAATTCGCGGGTCTTATCCATCATTAGAGGAAGCTGAATTAAGATGTAAACTGTTAAGAGAGATAGACTCAAATCACGACATAATGGTTGGACCTGTAGGTTTGTGGATGCCTTGGGAACCTGAAGCTTATAAAACAGGTCGCGTTGAATATATGGAAGAAGAGTTGAATCAATTAATGCACGAAAAAACTAAAAATGAGTCAAATGCTAAAACCGCGTTTGACCAACGTATTAAGGAAACTAAACAAAAGGCAATTGAAGAGAATGTTAAAAAGGCAGAAAAATCAGGAAATATATTATCGCAAACTCTTGATGAACAAGGTAATTTAGTCGGTGTTAACAATTCTAACACACAAGAGTTTGCTTTAAAAGAGCAAGAAAATATTTCTACTGCTGATATTTGTATGGAACTTTTTGAAGGTGAAAACATTGTTGTTGGAAAAACCGATAATGGGCAAAGCTTACTCGTTAGCGGTCCTTTCGCAAATATAAATAAATAATTTATATATTAACTTGCGTATTAATTTAAATATTTTTTATTAATAATATTATGAATAATGAATATATTGGGTACGCCGGATCTTTTTTTATAAGTATAAATTTAATTCCACAAATTTATCATATTTATAAAAACAAAAATGCAGATTCAATTTCCATTATTTCTATTGCTCTGGGAATAATTTCGTCAATCATTATGTTTAGTTACGGCATTTTAATTAATAAAAATCCTATTATAATTTCTAATGGTATGGTTTTTTTATTTTATTTAATTATACTATTTTTAAAATATTCATATAGTTTTTCAACTTTGAATAATATTAATATAAATTATTTAAATGTCTAAATTATCTAAAGCTTATTAATTATAATAAAACATAAAATGGAAGATAATACTGTTTTTGCTTTAGTAACTGATATCAAATATTTTAATAAAGCTATTGTTACCATTAATGATTTAAGAAAAATTGGCAACTGGAAAGGTGATATTGTATTACTAACTATTGATTTTGAATTGAGCGAAAGCTATATAAAAATGAACGACATAATAGTGGTGAAGTTTCCTTTAATTGATAAATCATTTCTTTTAGAAAAAATTGGACAAAATGGATTCTCTAATAGCGATAAGAGAGAAATAAATAAGTTAAACCAATGGGAAAAATTACACATTTTTGACGATTATTTTTTAAAATGGAATAGAGTTGTATTTTTAGACGCTGGATTACGCGTTTTAGACGATGTTAAATATTTACTTGAATTAGACTATAAGAACCAATTTTTAGCTCCTAATGATGCATCTCCAAATTTTAATGCAGACCAAATTTTTAAAAATCAATTAAGCTGGGACAACTTGGATTTAATTGAATTAGTCAAAAATGATTTTGGTGAAGCAATTTTTGATTCGCGTCATATGTTAAATTGTATGTGGGTTTATGATACAAGCATTTTAAAAATATGTAATAAATCGGAACTTATTGAAGCTATGAATAAATATACTTTGTGTAAAACTAATGAAATGGGAATTATGAATTTACTATTTCATTTTAAATATAATTTGTGGAGAGAATTTCCACTAAAAGCTTCATCTGGAAAATATTTGTTTGAATGGTGTGAATTAAATCATTCATTACACACTACTTGGAAAGATTATTGTTTTATTAAATATCCCATTAGCATTGGTTTAAATGAAAATCCTATTTAAAAAATGGTATTAGATGGTTTATAGTATGAAAGTTTGTTTTGAATATATGCATTTTTTATATTGGGTAAACTAAATACTCTATAACAAAAAACACAATCTTCTTTTCTATTAAACTCAACTTCTTCTGGAAATTTCACTTGTTTAAAAATATTTTTTTTTACTGTTACTTGTGAATGATGTATTTTATATATTGAATCGTTATATCCATTTACGTGTGTTATACATCCAGACCAACTTTGTATTAAAGAGTCTGTTCTTAGACATATAGTGTGTATTTTATCAAATATATTTGCATTACATTCTGTTTCATCGTAAAAATTATGTAAAATAATATCACTGTCTTCCTTTTTAAAAACCTCTAATAAAACTTCAATTCTTTGAGGATGCATTATATCGTCTGCATCAATAAACGTAATGTAATCCATATCTAATAACTTTGAAGCAGCTACATTCCTATTTTGAGCTGCATTTTGTTTTTCTTCAATAACAATTATTTCCAAAGGAAAACTATATGTTTTTTTATTTTCAAAAGGTTGACTAGAAGAGCAGCTTACAGACACTTTATTTGGAAGAATTGTTTGTTTTTCAATTGAATCTAGTAAAAAAAATATTTGGTCGATATGCCCATAATAACAAGGTATTGCTACACCTATTTTCATATATATTTTATTTAAAAGTTCTTTAAATAAAATTGATTAATAATTTAAATATTTTTTGTTAATTAATTAAGAAAAATGAACAAATTAATTGAAATAAATGAATTTGTCGAATTTGACGAAAATTTTCAGGACATTAAATGTGAAAAAAAAAGAAGAGAGTTTTCAAGTATATTATTTACTGAAGAATTTAAAGAGTTAATTTATAAACAAATGATTACTGCTCAAGACGCTGATAGCCCATTTTATTTAGGTAAATTACGCTCTTATGAAATTTATCACAAACCATTATCCGATTATTTTATTAATTTATACGGTAAAAAACCTAGCCAAACAGATAATTTAGCGTTTGTTTTGTTGCTTACTTATCCAAAAAAAAAAGTCGAAAGACTAAAAAATTTGAGTGAATTAAAATTGGCATTTAATAATAAATTAGAAGAAAGTGATTTTGAACCACATAGTTATCATTATGGAGAAGAAACCTGCATATGTAATGAATGTATTAATCATATTTATATATTTAAAAATATGTTTTCAGGCATAAATATAAATTTAGGTTCAATATGCAATAAAAGATATGGTCTTATAAGTAAAAAAGATAAACGTTTATGTAAATTAATAAAAGAACACAAAGAAAAAGAAAGAGAAAGAGCTGAAAATTTACCTGAGGGTTATTTTGAAAATAAAAGAAATAATAATATAATTTTAAAAGAAGAAAATAAACAAATAAATATGGAATTAAAGTTAATGAAACAAGAAGATAAGCGTATAAAATCTATTGACAAGGTAATTAAAGCTGAATTAAAAGAATTTAATAAATCTGGTTTTAAAATTTATATAAATAAAAATTGTTACTTTTGTAAAAGAGATGGAATATATAAATCTACAGATAAAATTTGCATTTGTTCTACTTGTTCACCAAGTAACAATAAATTATTAAAACAAAATATAAATTCTGAAATAAAAAAAGCATTAGAAGATTGTTTAAACTGTGATTTACCATTTATTAATACCAGTAAAGAGTCTTGTGAATTGTGTCGCATTTGTAAAAAAATAGTTAAAATAAATAATTGTAAAATGTGTAAGTCCCAATTTATTTTAGGAATTAATAAAAATGACAATTATTGCGACGTATGTGATGAAAATCTAATAAATTGCTTTGATTGTAAGAGAGAATTATTAAAACAACAATCACAAAACCTAAGGTGTTATAAATGTAACAATAGGCATATAAATAATTTAATTTTAAAAACTTGTCAATATTGTGATATAGAAATTGAAGTTTCTGAAAAGGATAAGTGGAGAACATGTTGTAGAAATTGTTATGTAAATAATATATCGTTGCAAAAGTGTAATTCTTGTGACGATATGTTTAAAAAGTTGCCTCACGAAAGTTGGAAAAAAACTTGCACTACTTGTTATTATAAAATAAAACATAAATTAAATTAATAATACTATAATAATTTCTACCATTTATTTGCCTTTTTGACGCTAATTTTGGGTCCAGCTCCGCGTTTCTTAACATTATTTGGGTCATATTTTTCTTCTTCATCATCATCTGTCATTCCTTTTGATAATTCCCAGAATTCTTTTGAACCTAATCTGAAGTCGCCGTGGTTGTCAGCTTTGTACCAGAACACTTGGTCGTGCAATTTATTGGATTTAGAATTGTTGTTAATTACCAAGCACTCATAATTTTCAGTACATTGGTCCATTACCTGACAAAAGCTTTCAAAAGTCGGAAACATTCCTGCGTAATTTTCATATATACGCCTTCTATTAGCAATATAATTTTCTCTCAAAATAAAGACGTAATCAATATTTGTTCTAAGTGTTGGAGGTATGCCTAATGGATATTGCATTGTAATAATTAACATCACCTTCCAGTGTCTCAATTGTACCATTTTCATTCAGTCATTTCCTTCTGAAATCATAAAATCTATACTTTTTAAATGGGTATAGCACTCTCTCGAATGGGTTTAGACTATATCTTAAGGCATCATCGTAATTGGTTAGATTACTCAACCCCACGGGCATTTAGTCGTTGAACTATCATCGTGTCCTTACCGTAACGGATTTAGATGACGAGCTGCGGGTTATCTCTATTTTATACATTTTTACTTTACCTTATGTAGTTAACATAAGCCACTATTACATTTCTATAATAGCTTAGTAGTATAAACCTTCAAAAAACTCTAAATGAGTTTTAAATCAAGACGTCTCCGCAATTTGGACGTGTCGCATATTGAATTTAAAAAATCAATACACTAGCCATTTTTTTGAAATGACTATGGCAAACAATTCACCATTCATAAATAAAAGTCTCATCATTTTGTCGCGTGCCCAACTGTTATCATATAAGCAGTCATCTAAAATAACGAATGCACGAGGGTCAATAGTGCTGCGTTTATATGTTTCCATTTCTTTTTTGATTTGCTTCAAAACAGTTCGCTGTCTCTTTAATATATTTTCTATAATAGCTGTGTTATATTCATTATGAACAAATAATTTCGGCACCATTTTGCCATAAAATCCGTTACCTTCTTCTGTTCCTGATATAACTGTTCCTATTGGAATTTCTTGTTGATAATATAATAAATCTCTTACCAAAAATGACTTACCTGTGTCTCTCTTTCCAATTAAAACTACAACAGGACCTTTGTTTTCATTAGGTTTAAAACTTATGCTTTTCATATCAAACTTTTTTAGTTCTAAAGTCATTATTATAAGTTTTAGAAATTATTTTTTAATTATTTTTACGCATATGCAAATATTTATAAAAAAATAAATAAGTTAAAAAGACATATAATTTATATATTAAATAGCTAATAATGATAAATGTTAATTATCAAAAGAGAAAAAACTTAGAACTTTTTAAAAGTTTAGAGAATTCGGAATCATTGTTTCTTTCTGAAACCCAAAATTATATTCCAATTTATACAAAATTCTTCTCTCTAAATGAGACAAACTTTAATAATATTAATTTAAATAATAAGTGGTACATTTCTTCTATTAATGAACAAGTTGAAGACAATGAACGTCTTTATAACTGTCGCATTAAGAATATAAATAATAATAAAAGTAAAGATAAAGATTTGTTTTTTAAACTAGCGCCCTTGTTAGACCCTTATAAATTTTTAATAGGAAAGTACAACATTTTTGACAATCGTTACTTAACATTACCAAAAATAGATTCAACCGAAAACAATACTTATAGTAAATTTTTAGATTTAAATAATTCAGCTTACGTAGACGGTTTATTTTTATTTTTAAGCAGTAATTTAATACATGAACATAACTTTATTAATGGTGTAGACTATTATGGCTCTTTTTTAGCTGTTAAAAATAATTTTAATATTAACGTTTTTGACGATATTGATTATTTAAATGGGTCCGATTTTTTTAATAAAAATAAAAATAAATTATTTACTATTGACGATTATGAACATTTATTTAATTTACAAGAAGGAAAATTAAAACCAATTACTATACAACACGATTTAAGCTCTAAATCTAAATTGTCTATTAAATCTTTTGATGATAATATTTACGAAGATATTTTTGAAGACAATGAAGCAACATTAAGCTTAGATAATTTGAAAGAATTATCAATTGAATTAGTTGATATTACAAATGCAGACATTACAAATGCAGACAATAAGGATGATATAAATAATAAAGATAAAAACGTTACATTAAAATCTAATTCTACGTGTTCTTCTAGGTCATCACATACATCTATAGATGAAATTGATTGTGAACACGAAAATGGTAGCGATTGTGAGGAATGTGAAAAAGATTCAGAAGAAGATTCCGAGGAAGATTCAGAAGAAGATTACGAGGAAGAGGTTATAAATGTGACAATTCCAAAGTTTTCAGTTCAGGTTATTTGTATGGAAAATTGCGAAAAAACATTTGATGAATTAATACTATCAAATGAATTAACCACAGAAGAGTGGCATTCAGCTTTTATGCAAATTATTATGATTTTAATTACTTACCAAAAATGTTTTAACTTTACACATAATGATCTTCACACGAATAATGTTATGTATGTTCAAACTAATAAAAAATATGTATATTATTGTTATAAAAAAAAAATTTACAAGGTTCCAACTTTTGGACGAATATTTAAAATAATAGATTTTGGAAGAAGTATTTATAAATTTAATGGAAATATGTTTTGCAGCGACAGTTTTAACAATGGAGGAGACGCTGCGACACAGTATAATACAGAACCTTATTTTAATGAAAAAAAACCTAGATTAGAACCAAATTTTAGTTTTGATTTATGTCGATTAGCATGTTCAATTTATGATTATGTTATTGATGAAACTGATGATACAAAAAATTTAAGCAATTTAAATAACCCTATTAAAAGATTAATTGTAGAATGGTGTTTAGATGACAATGGTATAAATATGTTATATAAAAATAATGGTGATGATAGATATCCAGATTTTAAACTATATAAAATGATTTCTCGTTGTGTTCATAATCACACACCATCATCTCAGCTAGAAAGACCAGAATTCAACAATTATTCAAACTTTAAAGGAGACATTTCTAATGAACAAATAATAGACATTGATAAAATCCCTATTTATGTTTAATTTAGAAAGATGATAATTATTATTTTTGCATTGCATCCATAATACTATTATATTTATATATATTATGGATTCTTTTGGTTTTATTCTTACAAGACACGTTAATTCAGTGAAAACTAATAAATATTGGAATCATTGTGTAAAATGTTTGAGAACATTTTATCCCCAAAAAAAAATTGTTATTATAGACGATAATAGCAACCCGAGTTTTTTAAAAGCTGAATTTAATTATATAAATGTGCAGGTTATTCAAACTGAATTTAATGGACGTGGTGAATTACTACCATATTACTACTTTTTAAAGAATAAGTTTTTTAAAAATGCTGTAATAATTCACGATAGTATTTTTTTTCATAAAAGAATTAACTTTGAAAATTTATTAGGAAAAAAAGTTATTCCATTGTGGTTTTTTTATCCAGATAAAGAAAATATTAACAATACATTAAGAATTGCTAATAATTTAAAAAATTCACAAGGAATAATTCAAAAAATAAACGGTGACCAAACCGTTATGGGTTTATCGCATACAAAATGGTATGGATGCTTTGGAGGCCAAACATTTATTAATCACGATTTTTTAAATTTTATAGAACAAAAATATAGTTTAACAAATATGATGTCGGCTGTTTCTTGTAGAGCTGACCGTTGTTCGCTTGAAAGAGTATTAGGATGTATATTTTTTACTGAAAACCCAAAAATTTTAAATAATAAATCATTATTTGGTGATATAATGAAGTATCAAACCTGGGGTTATACATTTGAAACTTACGAATCAGATTTAAAAAGACGTAGGGTTCCTAGAGAAGTTGTTAAGGTTTGGACAGGCCGCTAATAAGTATAATGTTTCATTTTTACTTATAATTATAATAGTTTTAATTGTATTTTTTAAAACTTGAATTTCGGCTTCAAGTTGTTCGCTATTTTTTTCACACTGTATTAGCTTTTCACACTGTATTAGCTTTTCACACTGTATTAGCTTTTCACACTGTATTAGCTTTTCACACTGTATTAGCTTTTCACACTGTATTAGCTTTTTAATTTGTTTTTGTGGAGCGACATAATAAAATAAATATATCAAATACAGCATTGCAAAAATTGGGTGCATTTTATACTTTAACTAGTATCATTTTTTTTAAATTATTTTTATAAATTGTTTACAATAAGTTATAAAAATATATAAAAATTTAAAATCCTGGATTATCTGTAAAAATAGGTGTAGCATTCTGTCCGTTTCCACCAGCATTCTGAATCATTGGTTTTAATTGGTCTAAAATAAAATTTGCAATTATAACACTAAAATAAACTAAGAGAGAATCCCTAATAACTATTTTTAACGGTTTACTTTCTTTTTCTACAAACCTCATTTCAATAAATTTTGCTATAAAAAAAGTTGCAGATATTACTGCGGCTACAATAAAAATATTGTCCATTTAAAATACTAAAGCACAATCTTATATTTTTTTTTACGCAATTATTAATATAAAATTTCAATATCATCAATTAATAAATCTGGTAACAACTCTAATTTTGGTTCTTCAATGTTATGAACTTCCTGCGAATCTAAATTAAATGATTGATTTGAAATATTAAGCCTAATATTTTCATCATCATCGTCCGTTTCTATTTTGCGTTGTTTATTTCTCATTTCACTTATTTCTTCTAATCTATGTATATTTTTTGGCGCATTAACATTTATTATACTTCCGTCATCATTTGAAACATAGTCAATATCATTAAAACTTAATCTTTGGTTGGGACTTTGAATATTAGTACTATTATTTTCAATAATTTCTTCTTTAATTTCTTCAATAACGTCTTCTTCTACAGTTTCATCCATATAAGCCTTCAGTATTGCTTCTACAGGAATGCTTTCTCTCAAAGTATTTAAAATGCCTTCGCGTACAATAATTTCTAATTCTCTATAATGTTTTTGAATTTGAAGAGGTGGAATATTTATTTCAAATAAATAAACATTTTTATAAATTATTCTAGCTACATTAATATAAGTTTTGTGAATAAAATCATCTAGTTTTGGTATATTTATATCAATCTTTTTTTGTTTTTGACCAACACGCATTGAAGTCAAAATTTTTAGTTGAACAATATGAACACATGTAACGAGCTCTTCTAAATAATTACATCCAGATTTGTCACAAATTCTTTTCCTTTCTGTTTCGATAATTGTAGCATTCCATTTTGGTATTCTTGAAATAAAATTTTGAAAAGTCATTAGATATTTTTCCATTTCACCATTTTCTTTACAAAGCTTAACTGCTTCATCTAATATAGATTTATAACCATCAATTACTAATGGTGTTAAAATTGAAACTAATCTTGAAGACCATTCATTTCGTGACTCATAAAGCGAATTAACGTTAAAATCGTCCATTTACATAAAACTTATATTTTCTAAAGATAGTTCTAAACTCAAAAAAACAAAATTTAATATAAATAATAACAACAACTTTTCATTTCTAAATTCTTTTCTTACTCTATTGAAACAAATTAGTAATTCAAACCTTTTCTCCATTGTAATATTATTTTCTAGGAACTTGGGATTTTCTAACAAATTCATAATATCTAATGCACAGTATGCTTTTTCATATAGCTTTGTGCAAAATGACATTATATCTTCTAAAGAGGTTTTATTATCAATAGACTTAATTAATTCTTTTTTAAGCCAGTCTAGACGATGTAATTTTACTTCTTTTGTTTTAAAAAGTTCATTTAAATTATGTTGATATAAATTAATTGTACTCCCATTTAGCATAGGTTCTGGAACGTAAATTTCGCAAAAACGCGACAATATTGGTTTCATTAAATTATACTTATCTTCGGCAATAATAAAAAATCGCGTATTATGACTAAATAGTTCAATACATCTGCGTAAAGCAGATTGAGCATCTAATGTTAATTTGTCAGCGTTTAATAAAATAATGCTTTTAAATATATTTCCACCATTTGAATTTATATGAGTCTTTGCAAAAAATTTTAATTCCTCTCTTATAAATTTAATTCCTTTGCCGTGAGAACAATTTACATACATAACAAATGATTTTATTTTATCTCTATCATTTTCATAAATTTTTTGAATAAATTCGTGTACAATAGTTCTTTTGCCACTTCCTGTTGGTCCATGAAAAATAATATTTGGAATTTTATGTATAGACTGAAAGTAATCTAATTTTTCTTTTATATTTTGATGAATGTTTAATATCATTTAGACGTTACTATATTTTAAAAAGTGTTTTTATATTTTAATATAACGTAATTAATAAAATATAAAAATTAATTTATGTATTGCATTTTTTTTCAATATAAATAACAAAAGATTTATAATA